AAAACCATTGTGCGACAGGGAGGAAGCAGTGCATTGCGAAGAAGGGCCGAATTGATCCGTCCCAATTACTGAAGTCTCCACAAATGATGTTGTTGTGCCTGAAGATGCGCCGTTGGAGAAGGGTCCAGTCGAGGCCAAGAGCGTTGACACCGATACAGATTCCGCTTTCAATGGGGTTCCCGAGGAGCCAAGCTTTAAGTCCGCCGAACAATTGTCGAGCAACCACTGTGTGGTGAAGGGGGCTGACTGAGATTGTCCGGGTCTTGACAAGTTCGATTTTTGCATTTGGGCGGGTTTCGGACTTGAGGGACTCGCAGAAATGAGCTGTTGGAATGTCTCCACGCTGGTAGGACTCGAGCAGTTCGTGTGCGAGTCGTCGGCACTCGTTGGCAAGTGGCTTATCCCGCCAGACAACGACGTCATGAGCATTGTGCTCCAAGATTCCGAATTTGGCATGACATCCTCGCTGACTCCAAGGAAGTCCAGCGCTGGTTGAGAGTTTGAGGGGTGGATCATTTCCTCGTCTCGAGCCGCCAATTGCTTCGCCAACCGTTGAAAGTCTTCGATAGCGGCTCCTCTCGGAGAGACTCCCAAATCGTTGTTTGACTCGGTTGGCGGCCCACAAAAATGGAGCTTCGTGGGTTCGTCGAGTTCGTCAAGTGGCTTGGTCGTTTTCTTGATAGAGAGAAGTAGTGGATCCTGACCTCTAGCCCGGTTGTCCTTCGCGCTGAGGATGGATGGCTGAGTGAGTGGCTCCCCGAAGGTGCCAATGAGTGGCGAGGGGACCCACTCAGATTTCCGGTTGAGGTAAATTTCTCGCTCCGGGACTCCAGTGATGTAGGTGCCAGATTCTCCACACGCTCTGACAAGGCTGCTTGGGTCAAGAATATCCGTGAGGGGGACGTCCTTGACATCAGCCTGGTAGTCTTCGGTGTTGCCGCGAGCATGGCGAATGAGTTCCCCATTGATGGGGGCAAAGACTGCGCCGATGGAGCCAATGCCAGCGAGAATCCCAATGATCTTAGGGACTCTGTTCTGGTCGTAGGCAAAGAGAGGAGTTCCACAATCGCCTTTCTCATACTCCTCCTGGACGTTGTACATGTACTCCGGCCAACATTCGTTCTCGTCGTTCCAGTAGATGTACCGAGCTCGTGCGGAACGCACCGAGACCATGCCGTTGGATGCGACACGGACGGTGAAAGCATCGAGACTCGGAACTCCACGCTCGTCCTGCATCGGAATTGTGTCGTGGTCGGTGCAGAGCGATCGCATGATGGTCTTCGCTTGGGGGAGGGAAGTCCCACCCATGTCGAATAGGACTTGATCCTCTCCACGACAGGCCTGAGTAAAGTGATCGTGAAGTCTGAATTTGGAGGATTTGCTAGGTGGTGTGCCAAGAGTTGGTGCGATGTGGTAAAGAGTGTTCTTCCGTACCGCCAAAGCTGAGTGGCAGTTGAAGAGGTGAATGGGGCCATGAAGGGCCAAGGCGTAAGAGATTGTGCCGCCAGTTTCAGCGTTCGTGACTTTCCGCATATTGAGGAGGGCTCGGGAGATGAGTTGGGACATGTCCTGAGGCACATCCGAGCAACCGAGGTACGACAGATGGGAGTTGTTCGTCGTATTCGGGTGTTCATCGGTCCCGCCGTAATGTTCATTTCTGAAATCACTAACCCTCGTCCTATTACGGTCTCGCCGCCAGCGCGGTTGCCCGCCACCGGCATTTGAGGGAGAGGAGGCTCCGACTGAAGCGTGATTAAGGACCGCCATTTCCTTTGGCCAGAACCAATCGAGGAGATAGCCAAGGCCGGTAGTTAAAACGGCCGCTGCTGCTGTGCTTCCGACGATTGCTGCTCCGATCTTCAAGAAGTCCTGATCGGTGTCCTGCCACCAGGATGAGAATTTCTCTCGCGCGGCCTGGTATTTGTCACACGTAGAGTTCCAGACGCGTTGAATGGCACCTGGCTCCTCTGGCTGAGTGTCGATGACGTTGTAGGTTGGCCAGTGGAAAAGATCGTCTGGCTGAATGAGTCCCCACTTGCTCCTAGCCTTGTCCCAAAGTTCACGGGTAAGTGCGACGGCCTTGTGGCGGGTATTCGCCAGGGCTGTTCTGAGAGTCAAGGTTTGAATTTCCAAAGAAAAGATTCCAAGATTATCGTTAGGGAAAAGTTGTGGAGTGTTGGTGAAATACTCAAAGCTACCGAGAGCCTCCGCATTGACATTGAGGCAATTTTCCAGAACGCGGCGGGAGAGGACTAGGCTCTCAACCGCCTCGAAAGGTTTGGTGTTGAAGGCTCGGAAGAGTGGGAAGCGATTGTCGGGATAGACGCGTTCATGCCGGACGACGAATTCTCTGGCAATGGCCTGGACGAAAGCCTTCCGAGAGGTGAAGCGCAAAGGGGAACTCCAGAATTCGGGTCTGTGTCCGCTGTAGACTTCGTAGATGGACCAATCATCCACAATGTCGAGTTCGCTCTTGCGTTCGCGACACCGCGGGTTCTTGGTGACTTTGAAGTGGATGAATCGTCGCTTGATGGCTTCTGGGTCCCCGACGTCGTTTGACCAGGTGGCCACGTCCGATTGATTGGAGGTGGCTAGAATGATCCGGGATTCGAATTTCATTGTCTTCTCCTCAATAGCGGCCATGGGGATGGTCGTTGGTGCATCGCCAGTGATGGCGAAGAGGTCGCGGAGGACAACTTCAGTGTTCTGGGTCATTTGTCCGATATCGTCGAAGTAGGTGATGGGTTGGCCTTTGTAGTCACTCCAATATTCGTCAGAGCCAGTTCGCACATAGCTCAGGCTCGCAGGAAGAGGGATTCCACGCTCCGCCGCAATTTGGCGGAGTTCACTCTCGATTTCCTTGAGTAGGCTAGATTTTCCAGTCCCGGGCCTCCCGGTGATGAGGATGCTATACGGGACGTACTTCTCTGTGTAGTTCTCGCCATAGAGAAGATCAGAGTAAATGTGTTTCGCGTCTTTGAGAATACGGCTGATGCCGGCGATGATGCCACGGAATTTGATGTTCGTGGCCCGTCGTTGTAGAATGGCGGTGAGTGTTTGGTAGCAACTGATGAAGGACTTGGAGACCATCTCATCGGTGATCTGTGAGCGCTCCGAAAAGGTAGACAGAACGGTCATTCCAAGGACGGCGGCGGTCATGTCACGGGCCTCGTTGGCACGGTCTTCGGTAAGTCGAATTGGTTGTCCGAAGACCCACCCGAGGACGCCCTCGCACCAGTCCATGATGCTGGTCTTGAGTTTGGTGAATCCGTCGACGCCCCTGCCGAGTTTAGCGGCTAGAACGGCGATACCGGCAAAGCTGCCGATGAAGACGAATGCGTCCTGGCTTACTCCGCGGATCTTTGAAATTGCGCGAGCGTAACCATCAGAGATCATCTGAAAGACGCGGGGCAGATCATCGATGTTCTCGGCGTCTTCGCCACCAAGATGAGTAAGATCGTGTGCTGTTTGTTTGACGTCCCTGACAAGCAGGCAGAGTTGTCGTATGGCGTAGATGGTGACACTCATGGTGATCATGGCGATAGAGACTTTGACGGCCGGGACATACTGAGTGAGTTCCTTGATGGTCTTGAGAAAATTGTCGAGTGCACCGCGGTCCTCCCGGTTGAGAAGGAGGCCGAGGGCGCCAGCCGCATGGGTGAAGGGCTGAGAGAGATCTTCGAGCAGATCGTAGAATTCGGTGCTCGTCATGTCCGGTTTAAAGTTGACGTTAGCGAAATCCCTGAGGAGGGCTTCCGAAACGCCAGTGCTCTCGAGAACCGCAATACGGTCCTGAATGAGTTTCCTTTGGACCTGTTCTTTGTCCCAGTGATAGAGTGGTTTCCCACCGTCCTCATCATCAGACTCATCATCCGTGTCCAGATCGATGATGACAGGTGAGATTTTCTTCTGTTTTTCCCACGCGAAACCCACGCCTGTGAAGAGGTTGCCCATGGGGAGGCCTAGTTCACGTGCAATGGCGTAGAGATCGTAATAGATGGTCGTGGGAAGTCCAAGTCGTGTTGCCGTCACGTAATATCTGACGGCCCGATAGTACACGAGTCTCCGTTGTTCGTCGATTTGTTGTTCGGTCATTTGGTCGCGTTGACTAATACACTCAGAGCAGATGAAACCGAAGTATCTGGCCATGTTGTTGGACTGAGTAGAATAGCGCATCTTGCGACGCAAAAGTCTAAGACAAGCCTGGCAACGGATGTAGCAGCGGACCGAGGTCTTGGTGTTCGCATATTGCTGCATTGCAGGCTCAACTTGCTTACCCTCCGGTGCTTGAGAGGTCACAAGGGGATAGTGCCCATAGATGTGCCAATCGTAGACACAACGGAGGTTGGTGGTTGGTCCATGTGAGATGATGTCCATGTTAGTTCCACGGAAAATGGGAAGGCGATCATTTGCCAGAGCCAAGGTAAGATCATTTACGATAAGAAGAGTAGTGTAAATATCTTTACCTACATACTTGTACGTATACCAGTTACCTTTACGGGCAATAGTAATAAGAAGAATGAGAGTGTCAGTATAAATATTGTAGGAAATGGAGTAGAGTCCGAGTTTACCCGCAATACTGTGCTGAAGGTCAGGGTTAATGAACCAATTGACGCTTCCACGCTCAAATTGATCCTTCTCAATGAGTCGACCGTCCCGAGTCAGGAGTTGAGCTCCATATTCCCGAGGAATGTAAGAGAGGTTGTCTTCTCGCAGGGTTGAGCTCCAAGCGAGGTATTTGCAGTCCAAATCCGGGCAGTCGGCAATATCGCCATTGATGTGGGTCATGCCGCTGGAATCTTCCAGCCAATGAGGGTGATCAGTCAAAATACGAAAGAGTGATGCTGGAAGGTTGGAAGAGTGGTGGATTTTATTAGAAAGTGCTTGCTTTGGAACGTCGCCGTACTTGGTCCAGAGAACCGTGTTTGAGGGAACAGGCTCGGACCCAAGTTGGCTGATGTGTGAAATTGGGAGTCTTGCTTCGTTGGCAGCGCTGAGGAGACCAGCTAGGTAACGGCCTAGTGTTCTCGGGTCAGGCTCCTTGATGCTTTCCGCACAATGGCAGATGTGGACCCGCAGTTTCGCGAGGTTTTCCCGTGTCTCCGACTGAGGGTGCAGCGGAGATCGGTGAGAGAAGGACGCGCCCTGA